ATCCATACTTGGGTCAAAGTCTTCCATTGTAGGATATTTCATTAACATCTTAATCTTATCATTAACTTGAATTTCGTTAGTATGAGTTTCATCAACTTGAACCTCAACCTCTGTTAAATCCACTTCTACATTTGCAAAAGTTTCATTGTCGTCTGGACATTTCACTTTCAGTTTTGATACCTCTCCAACTGACTTAGCTCTTATCTGTAAAAAGATGTATTCTAAATCAAAGGTAGGCATTTTACTCACATTGATAGTACCAAATGTACATGCACTAACAATCTCTTTCAACGCATTTTGAATTTGACCATTCTCACCAGATTCCATTGCCATCAAAAGTATCTTTTCTTCTTTTACAAGAAAAGGTCTAAATTTGACCTTGGTATCTTGACTTGGTAAAGTCAATTCATATGTCGCTGTTTCTAATATAGGCAAAGCCATAATATTATCTCCTTGTTATTAAATAAATGGTGGAAATACTCTTCCACCTGTAATTCGACCTATTGGGGCATTTCTCTTAACTTGACCCAATACATCACGACCAACCCTCTGCAATTCAGGTGGTAACTTATTAAGTATTCCACCAAAGAGACCAAAGTTCTTCGCCGTCTTAATTGTAGGTACATCACCCATTGATTTACCTATTGTTGCGCCGTCTATTTGGTCTGTTGTTAAATTGTGCCAATTTCTAAAATTAAAAGTAATTGGTATATTGTGAGGACTGTCCGTTGTTCCATATCCGTACTCAACACCACCAACAACTTGTGGGTAGCATTCCATTAATCGTACACCATATGTAATTCTATCTCTATCATCAGCAGTATCAAATGAACCTAACTGATATATGTCCATGTGACCAATATAGTCATCATAGAAATTCATGTTGTGGCTATCTTTGTTAAAGATTAACTTTTGCCACTCTTCAAAGAAAACTCTTTGTCTTAAAAATTTGTCTGCATAAAATGTCATCTCGACATTACCTGGAAAACTATAACCATATGGCATTTGTCTACCTGGTCCATATGTAATATGGTCTGTTGTGTTAATGTCTCTACTAGGCATAGTTACCTTATTACACATCATAGAAACATTTTGTTGTAATTCTGTTGAGTTATAATCTTTATATGTTTGGTGTGGTGGAGGACCGTATGATGTCTGTTTTCTTCCTACATCACCTAATTTATATTTTTGAGGCATGAAAAATCTTACAACATATCTAGTTGGTCTTGAAAGACCCTCACCTTGATTTAAGGCTGCTGTAAATCTACCAATTGTGGATTCTGGATTGCCACCTGGCTTTCTCTGTAATCTTGGGTCGCCCTCAACATTATCTAGTGACCTATCTCTAGGAAATCCTAGTCGAATATCAAAGTTACCAATTCTACGACCACCTCTTAATATTGCCATTAGTATTTACTCCTACTATTTGCGAACACTTTACCTAAACTTGCACCTTTAAATTGTGCAACTGGTAAATTAATTGCAATTGCCATCTCGTCTGTGTTCACTCTTAAAAAATTACTTCTTACTTGTTTGTACAAATATTTTTTGATTGCAGCTTTTGTAAAACCTACACCTTTGATATCATCATATGACACCTGTAATCTTGTAGATTTATCAAACTTACCATTACTTGCGTATCTCTGCAATTCAGATAGAAATTTATATCTTGCACCGTATGGTAGATAGTGAAAATTCAAACCTATGAAACCACCTGGAAAGGTGTCAATAGGTAATACTAAAGGAAATATATCATAGAAAGGCATTTTGCCTTTTGTTTTAGGGTCATAAAAAAACAAGTTCATTCGACCACCACTTGGTCTACCAATCAATTTACCACTACGCATTAACGCATTAGCACTTGATTTATCTGTTATCAAAGAGGCTGCGTTTCTATACCAAGACTGTGATTTGAATTCACCATCTTGAATATCTACTAGTGGTTTAAAAATATTTACCATACTACTATTTATACAAAAAAAAGAGGCCGCTACCAATTAAGGTAGCGACCTCTAGCGTGCTTTTTACGAAGCCTTATAGAGAGAGATAGGTTAATCTTCGTCTGCTAGTCTCGAAAAATATGACATTGTATCGTCATCATCATCTAAAGACGGAGATTTATCTTCGCTTGTTGCACTAGACACAGGAGCTGTGGCTTGCGTAGGTGGGAGTTCTACAGCAGAAACCGTCTCTGTGCTTCGTGAAGTACCAGCAATTACCCTATTCAGTTTCTCTTTGAGTTCATCATAGGTCTTAAAATTGGTAGTATCCACGAATGGGTTTAGAGGATATTGTTTCGCCCAAATAGCTTTGATATCATCATCACTATCTTTGATTGAGCTAACACCCTCAAATTCGGATTTGTCATAGTTCCAGTAACCATCCACTTTTCTGATTTTCAGTTTAAAGTTTGCACCTTTCCAAAAATCAAATGGGTTGATTGCTGTTTCATCTTCAAATGCCGGTTGCATTGCCTCTGTAATCTTGTCAAAGATTTTTTTACCAAACTTGAACAAGAACACCTTACCCTCGTTTTGAGGATGTTTAGGGTCAGACACCACAAGAATGTTAGAGTAATAAGATAACTTTCTTTTTCTCTTTCTTGCAATTTCTTTATCACTATCAACGCCAGTATTCCATAATCTAGTGTTCTCTTCGGACACAGGATCCTTTTGGTTAAGAGTTGTTAGTGAGTTCTCAATATACCAACCGCCTTTGTCTTGGAAAGCATGAGACCAAACTCTCTGCCATGGCATTTCTTCGCCACTAGTAGCAGGTAGAAAACGAATAACAGCATAGCCATTACCTGTTTTATCCATCTCTGGTTTCCAAAGTCTTTCGTCTTGGTATTTGTTTTTGTTTGATTGGTCCTCAGGATTGAGGTTCTTTTCTAACGCCTTGGTTAGTTTGTCAAAATTACTTGACGAGGTCTTTAAAGTTTCGAAATCCATATTTTTCTCCTTGTATGTATTATCGTATTGTTGTTTTCGTGTGGCCTGTATAATTCGGCCTCATTGGTATTTATACAACTTTTATAAGTTTTGTAAAACATTTTCTGCATTACTCACTTCGAAAGGGTCAGTTGTACAATTGTCTTTGAATCCAGGCTCTTCATATAATTTTTCAACAACGCCATCATTAATGATAGCGGCGTATCTCCACGACCTGTATCCAAATCCCTTGTCGTCTTTCTCGACAAGCATTCCCATACCTCTAGTAAACTTACCAGAGCCATCAGGAATTAGTTTCACTTTCTCTATGCCTAGGTCTTTGCCCCAAGCATTCATTACAAAAGCGTCATTAACTGATATACAATAAACTTCATCAATACCTTTATTTAAAAAGTTGTTGTAGTTTTTCTCGTAATCAGGTAATTGGTGTTCAGAGCAAGTTGGTGTAAATGCACCAGGTAGTGAAAACAATATCACTCTCTTGCCCTTAAAAAAATCATTTGTATCTTTCTCGACCCACTCGCCAAGAGTTCTACATTTAAATTTAACATTTGGTACTGTATTATTTACTCTCATCATATTCCTTATTCTTCTTTGCCCATTCACTAGCACTTTCACCTTTTGGTAGTGTGGACTTAATTAGTTTCTCTTTCATGGTTATACACCATAATTGTATTTTGTCTAGTATATAAAATAAACTATTCATTGTGTTATATAATACTATAAATTGAGTATATTGTCAAGCCTGGAATAATCAATATAGTTAATATTTTTTATACCATTCCACTCTAATACTGGTTTTGTAGTCTGGTCATTCTCATCATATGGTTGTTGTACCTTGAAAAACTGTATATCTGGATACATTTTGAACAGTTCTAACCATTGTTTAATCCAGTTGATACATGGTGTTGGTTGATGTTCAGCAGTCACATAATGTTTTGTTGACTTATACATGTTATTTACATGTCTATCTTTTGAGAAGAGGTCATGTCCTAACATAAAGACATAACTTGGTTTCTCTCTTTTACATGCAACATAACCACTTGTTGGACCTGCAGCCCAACCAAAATCTTTAAATTCACCATTGTGCCATTTCATATAATCTACAAGTGATGTTGTCTTATCTAATTTTGGGTCAACATAACTGACATAGATGTTAGACCTGTTTACATTTTGTTTTTCTTTAGTACCATCTTTTTTGATAATATCAGCAACACCTTTGACAGTAGAACCATGGAGAACAAATTGTGTTGTTTCTTCGGTTCTATTATTTTCTACCATAAAACCGTTTTCTCTCATGTAATTCATTTCACTATCTTCCATGCCGGCGTCTGTAATCATACTATCGAAACCCATAATTGGCAATTTAGTCCAGTTTCTAAAGAAACAAGGTATTTGATATGCTAAACCTTTATGAAATATCTCATGCATAATACCATTGTCAACACTTGTGATAACATCTGGTGTGAAATCTCTTGTCAATGCATTACAACCATATAGTTTACCATGAGGTCGGTATTTTTCTAAATCTATACCTCTACGACTTTCAGCATTGCCTATACAAAACACATTCATTTTTTCATCCACTTATGCCATGTCTCTTTCATGTAATTATAAGACCTTTGAAATTTATTATGTGCAATTAAACTATGTACTTCATAATCAGCCATAAACTTATCATCTCTACCTCTTTGTTCCATTTCAACATCATCATTTTTTACTAATATCATTTGTGCTACTGGTGTGCCAGCAGGTATCATATATTCACCGTCTCTAAAAAATGCCAACACAGCGTTTAATTTTGGCATGCCGTATGAGTCCGTGTAAGAACCAGGAACGGCCATCCAATCGCCTGTGTCTAAATGAGAAGGATGTAATTGTAATAGTTTATAACCTAATGGTACTTTCACAACCCATGGTGTATTAATTTTTACTAATCCTTTAAACCAACCCTCTGGCCAGTTCTTTCTAAAATCTGTATATGCAAACTCTTTATGAATACCAACTGTGACTTCACCTGTTTCAAAACTTGCTTCATAATCATTTAATGGTGTTGACCATTTTAGACCAGCGCCACTTATATTAAGTTTGATATCTTGGTGTGTTCTTACTAACCAACCCTCATTCTTAATATTAATAATACCTGGACATCTGCTTGTATGTAATACTCTTTCATTTTCTGCATGGTCACCACCTTTTGCCAAACTACCTGTTTTCTTAAAGTCCTTGGCCATATCAATCATCCATTGGTGTTTATACTCTTTAGCAGGTATAATTGGCATAGTAGTTTCTACGCCTTTAATAAGTGATATAAATTCTATTTTCTTCATAGGGGTATCATACAATCCGTACATTCTGTAAATGCTGTTAAAATACCAATCAGTAATACTGTTGATAAAATTGCGTTTAAAAATATTAATGCTCTGTCGTGCCATAGGTAACCAACTACTAACCAACCAATTGTTCCTAGAAAACTAAAGTACAAATCAAACATATGTGAAAAGTCAGCCGCTCTAAAGCAAACTGCTATCATTAAAAACAAACTTGCTACCCATTTTATATACCAACTTAAATCATACTTCGGTGTTATCTTCTTAAAAACTCTTGTACTGTTCAACTCTCTTATCTTTTCATCTAACTTTTTTCTAACTTCCATTATATACTTCTTTCATTACTAACTTCGCTTGTGTCATATTATAGTTTACAAACGGAGCCATTTTTGTTAACTTATCATTTATTTTTGGCCAAACAACATTCTCCTCAATTTGTTTAGACCATCTTTTACTAAATCCAATAACTTTATCAATTTGATATAGACTTTGGATACTAATTTTTTTCTGCAAATATAATCGTAAAACTCTAGGATGCTGTCCATTAGAAACATTGAAACCATCATCAAACCGAAGAGTACGAGAAATGAGGTCATCATTAATAAGTACACAATCGCTTCTAAAACTGTACTGAATACTGTCTTTATATTTCTTCCAAGAGATGTAGTTGTCATGTCCATCATTATTTAAAAGATTACCAATCCACTTATTACTATCAACAATAAAATTACTGATAAAATAATCAAGTATTTCTCGTTCATTATATCTTTTAGAAAGTTTATGAAAAAAGTACCTATCATGTCGTTTTGTAAATGTTTCTAGTTTTACTGTTACCTTTCCACCATATTTAGCGTAGTCGTAGGACTTCGTTGTAAAGTGGTTCTTGACCGACAAATAAACTTTATATACTTCAAATCCACCATACATAATTACAATTTATATTCAAAATTCTGTGTCTCATCATTTATATGCACCTGTTTAGCACCATTCTTAATATGAAAATGTGTTGCCATTGGTGTCAATGGTGATAGTGTGACCAATCTTTCAAACTTTTCTTTAATAGCCCACTCTTTCAGTTTTAGAATAATCTCCTTACCAGCACCTCGTTTTCTTGACCATACAGTATAAGCAACAACGATTTTGCCTCGCTGACCATCTTGGTTGGCAGCTTGTGACATATAATCCATTTCCCTAACCGTGTAAGGTACTTCAGGACATAATGCAACACAAACTATTGCCTCAATTTCATTCTCATACTTTAGGCCGAATATTTTTCTGCCGTGCATGATACGAAAGCCAAGGGTCAGCTCAGGTCTTACAGGATCCTCGGTTACATCAATATCGTCAATCTCGACTAATTCTGTTCCCTTAACCCATTTAAAAAAATCGTCTATCTTATCCTTATACTTCTTCATCTAATAAATGCCTCGTACATATTGGAAAATGGTCTTTCATATGCTTTGCCATTTGTCCTGTTATCATTCTCGTTTCTTCTTGTGTATCGTCTTTGTTTCTTAAATTACATACTCTCGCAAATGCATATAGAGTTCCAGACCAGTACCACTCTGTCATCATGTTTTGTGGTAAGACCATTCTTGCCATCTCTGGTGCTATGTCACTCTTAAGCATATCGGTATATAACTCCTTTGCCTGTTTGACAAATTCTGTAATATCATATTCGACTTCTTCATCACCTGAGCCTTGTTTTTTATTCTCGGCACGGTTTCGCCACATAAATGGCACATAGAATTCTGGTGTATCATCAACATATCTACGACTAACTTCATTCCACACCAAACCAACTTGGTGTTTTACCAGTTGTCTTGCAACAAAGATTGGTGCTTTAATTAAAAATTGCATAGAGGCATGACCAAATGGTGACCAATGATTATGCTCTGCTAGATACTTAATTAGTTTTTCGTCTTTCTCTTCAAAGATTTCTTTCTTCTTACTGAATGACACTCTAGCTGCATTTACAACTGTAAGGTCATTACCCATTTTGTCTATTAATGATATGTTCATACTGGTAACTTTCCTGTCGCTTTGACTTTTAGCATGTTTGCTTTCATACATTCTTGTTCAATCTTTTCTTTCAGAGCCTTGGTCAACATTCTACCTGCCTGCTCTGGTTCCACTTCATTTTCACCACAGTAATCCAGTATGGCGTCCATATAAGAAATTGGTTTTTTCTTTATGTATAACTTTTCTATTATTAGGGAAAATTCTTTTGAGTTCATAGTATGTAATATATCACTTTTTTTATTATTAGTCAAGCGTGGATTGTTTCTGTTTCGAAGTACAATCCACAAAACTCAAAGCAGTTATTAAGCTGCTAATGCAAAGTTATTATCGTTTGCGTTTAATTAGCATATAAGGTTGCCACCTATTAATCTCTTACAAATTTCTCAACATCTGTCGAATCCTATATCAGCCCCATCATAAACACACTATTTACAAAGGTCTTCATACTTTGTGGCATGTACTCTATGTTTAGACAAATCTCTACCAAGATAACCTGGTACATGTCCTTCTCTCTTTTTCAAGAAATTATTAAATACATTTTTAATCCACTTTAGCATTTACTTTCCTTCTCTAATGTGTTTATGGTGGAGCTGGAGGGAATTGCACCCTCGTCCAGTCTGTCTACCATATTTGTCGTCAACGACTAATTCTTATGTTCTTGAACCTGGTTTCTTTAAACCGAAACTTCTATACATCATACAAGTTTCATGTCCACTTGGTGATGTGATAGCTGACACAGATTCCGTCTCATCTATATTTAAATAATATGTCACAAAGTAAACTGGTTCTCCGTCAGGAGATGAACCAGCTTTACCAACTGACATGCTGTCTAATACGAAATCATTATCTTTGAGGTATCTCATTACCTCTTCACTCTCGCCACATACCACAGGTATGTGTTGCCATTTGAAATCGTAAACTTTTCCACTAAATTCTTGTCCTTCAGCATTTGCCAAATTAATTGACATGGAGAAAGACATAGTAGAAAAGAGTATTGCTAATAACGAAATGTAAAACCTTTTCATGGCTTACTCCTATTTCTGATAAAACAACGAATGTAATTATTCTGCTTTTACTTTATCACGATTTTGTTCTTCGTAATATTTATAAAAGTAGTCTATTTCTTTTTTCAATGGTTCAATATAATCTGCTGTGTTTTTCTTGAAGACCTGCATTGCGCCATCTTCACACGCCATTAAAATAACAATCTGTTTAATCTCTGTACCATAAAGTTCTTTGTACATCTGAGCATAAGCAGTTGTTTGCATGAAATAGGACTCTACCCATTCTTCTTTTCTTTGTTTATTGGCGGTCTTAAAGTCAATGACAGAAAGTTCACCATTAAACTCGGCGATACAATCAACCTGACCAGCAACGGTCAATTCTTTCGAATACATGATTGTTTCTAACATATGAATGTTATTAATTTGGTCGAGATACGGCTTCATAAGTCTAAACAGACCTAATGGCAATACTCCTGTATCAGAGGCAGGTTCTCCTTTGATATAGTTCTCAATGAGATTGTGTGTTGCTGTACCTCTACGAGCAGCACGACCCATTTCCCATTTAGCGGCGTCTTCGCCGATAGATTTACGCCAACCTGCTAACGAAGCTGACTTTTTGACACCAAGAACGGTGGTAACGGAAGGATAATTTTTACCCTCTACATCATAAAACCTGAATCCGTCAATTCTCTTACCTTTAGTCTTTGGTAAAAGTTCCTCATTCAAGTCAACAAAGTTAAATTTAGACATAATATCTCCTATTTGATTTATCTTAACTATATTATATACAGTCTTGCCTCATTTGGCAAGCCTTATATGCCTTTTTTTGCATACATATCATTAATTTTATCACGGTCAACCTTATATTTGAGGTCTCATGCTAAAGCTTTGATACGGTCTCTCAATCTGTCGGCTCTTACACCAACTTGTTTTGCCCAACGACTATCCATCATCTCTACTGCGGCTGTATTCCAGTCACCTGAATTTACACCACCAATAAATTTTTTAAATTGGCCTAATCTTGGGGCACCCATATTGAAGCACATATTAACAATAACCTGTTGTGCCTCTTCAGGTAAACTATCAAGGTCTGGAAATACTTTCTTAGCCTCTGATACATATGTTGCAACATCACTATCAAAAACAGAATTAACTCTGTCCTCTGATACTGGTGTACCAACTGGTTTACCATGTTCTTCATCACCTTCAACTACCAAATGACCAATGCCAAAAGTTTTGTAACCTAGGTGGTCATCATAGACCTCGTATTTTACGCCTTCGTCTATTTTTAACTGTTCTCTTAATTTATCAATATTCATTGATATCTCCTTTTACCATTCCTTGGATTCTTTACTGTCAGACCAGTAATTATATCCAAATTGTTTATCAAAATCGTACCAATTTTGTGTAGTAAAAGTTTGGTACCATTTATTGTCTGACCTATCGAATAATGTGAGGTTATGCATAACATTTTTTAAATCATCAAACCATTCATTATCTTTTAGAAATTGTGAAGACTTTTCTTTAGTCTCACGCCAAAATTGTGTATCGTGGTTACTACCACCATGATAGATGTAATTTATAAACATCTCAATGTACTGTGCTTTTCTTATCAGATTACGATTACACTCTTCTAATGTCCATTTTGAATTGTTAGTAATCCAGTTTACAGTATATGTCATTAAATCATCATAAAAATAACCAGACATTGCCTCTAATGGTTCAAAGAATAATGCTCTGTTACCATTCTTGACAATTCTTTTTGTCATAAAATTCTTAGCATAGTAATTTTTAAATTCAAAAGTCCTATGGTCTTCAGCTAATTTAGACAAAGGCATTTTTAATATCTCTGCCATATTAACTAACGCTTCATCTTTTGATGTTATCTTGTCGTTAAACAAGTAACCATTACCTGTTCTTGTAGTTAATGGTATTGTAAACATCCATCCATCTTTGGTTGCTGTGTGACCAGTATATCCAAAATTATTTGGTGTAGGTTTTACATGGGCAATAGCAGAATTAACTGGTATGTGTGCCGTTGTATAATCCTCGTATGTTTCTGGCCATCCTCTACAATCAACAACCATAGAATATTTATGGTTTCCGTCATCTGTATTTACTTCGGCATGACTTTCATGTTCGACAATATCTTTAACTGTGGCATTTATGATAGTAAAACGGTCACCATGTACCTGTTTTAACCTACTAAAAGTCCATTCAGCCAAATAGAAATTGTTAAAATGTATTCCGTAAATAGGTGTGGGAAATCTACTGTATATATCATGTGGTCTCCAATCTTTGTATTTTACACCATACTTAACAGTAGCGTCTAAAAAATCACCATCTTTCCATAAACTAAATTTAGCCGATTTATATAATGCTTGTGGTATTGAAGCAGTTGTACTTTCACCTATACCTAAAATTGGTATACTAGGGTCATATATAACACTCACCTCTTCGTGTGTGTCACTTAATAATCTACATACTGAAATAACTCCGGCTGTACCAGAACCTATCACACATACTGCCATAATTTAATCCCTTGTCAACTTTAATAACTTTTCTATTTGTGCCTTAATAATTGGCGACCTGTTAGGCCAATGTATATATGGTTCGTCACTCTTCATTAAGTTATATAAGAATGGTAAAACCAACTTCTCAACTTCTTTAAATTTTTCTTTTACGGACTCATCACTAATCTCTTTTGTGATTGTATCCTTTTCAGCCACTATCTGCATAATCTCATTCATCATTGCCTTAATAGAACCAACATCTGATTTAACTTTAGATAACTCTAAATTCTGATTGTCGATTGCTTTAGGGTCAATGGCAGGGGTGTCTGTTGGTATTTTATCTACCGGCGTCATACCCCAATCATCATCAAGGTCAAATCCTCTCATAAAATCAGGTATATCTTTTGCCATTACTTTTTCCTTTGTTGTGCTTGTCGTTTACGGTGTTTTTCAATCACCTGTTTCGTCTTAATATCTTTGGTAGATTTACTACCATGCCTTTCGGCAAATGGTGAGGCTGGGTGTGCCTCTGCAATTCTACTTTGCATTTCTTTCCACCCTTGGTCATTTTTCATACCACCTGTACCACCTATAATATTTATAGATGTAATAGCTTGTTTGATATGTTTATTCTTTTGTAGAAATACTTCCTTTTCTGCAATAGACATCATATCATCATATACCTCACCAGTTTTGGTGTTTTCAAAAGTGTATGTTGGCATACTACTTGCTCTTTAATGGGTCTTTGTATGTGAAATATTTTCTTAACATTTCCAATTCATCATCATAATCAGCAATAATCTTTAATTCTTTTTCGATTGTTTCTAATGTATCAGGATGTTCGGCAATACCAGCAGTTTTTTGTAGTAATACTTCTACATTCAACTTATGTTTTTCGATATGGCCTTCGGCATGTTTCTTTAATGCTTCAATAATTTCATTACGCATGTGCTTTAACTCCTTCTATGTACCAATCAGGTACGGTTGACGGAGATTTCCAAGTGGCAAATCTCTGTTTTTCATTAATATAGTATTTACGGTAACTCGCAATACTGTCACCAGGTATTTTGCAATAATCAGGCATTGCTGGTGGTGGCTCTGTTGCAATCTTATTTAGTGAGATTTTTCTAGGCGGATACATTAATGCACCCTCTAGTAAACGAATAGTTTTGTGGTCTTCTAAATGACCATATCTCATCTTAAATTCTGTATTCAATGCCATCATATGTTTGTATAACCAATGATAATTGTAGGCACTTTCCATAACCCATAATGTACTAGGGTGTCCTGTGTGACATGCTAAGTATAATGTTTTTTCTAGGTTTGGATTAGGGTGTAACCATCTTTTGATATTACGACCTGTTTTAGTTTTGCCTGTGTACTGTTTGCCATCAATCATACGGTGAGCAGTTGACAACATCTGAGCACTTTCAATAATCATTTTACATACATGTTTGTCACAACTCATTTGAGCTGCCACAATAGGACTATGGTCAAGATAAAATATATTCATAATTAATTAATTGTCCTTCTAAAGTAATCTTCACGGTTGTACATTTTACATAATATAGAAAACACATTGAACCAGTAATCCTTGGACCAATCTGTTTGTGCATTTCTACATGCCGTTTCGGCATTTTCAATACGCTTAGTTTTTAGTTTTTCTGTAATCATAGTATCATTATACCTCATTTCAATGTCTTTGGCAAGCGTTATTTTGGCATACCTTGTTCATTCCAGTCCATAATTTGGTCTAATTTAATTCTAATCTCATCTGGATCCAAACCTAATTGAGTTAATTCTTTTGTACCCATGGTTCTAAAAAACTGTTCATAGTCTCTGTTTTTCAGGTCTCTTTTACCTAGTTTTGAAAAAAAATCTTTATAAAGTTTTTGCTGAGCTCGGAGGGTTTTCGCTTTAGCTTTAGCGTTAGCAGCCTCTCTTTGCCAGCTTTTTTGTCTTTTATTCTTTGTTTCTGCTTCTTGCTTAATTTCTTCTTTTCTTTCGGTTTCAACTTTTCTACTCCGTAATGATATATTGGCCGCTATCAATAACAAGATAGCCAAAGGGTCAAATACGAATATCAAAGCAATTATAACCCACCTAACTGCCTCGTCAAAATGGTCTTTGGCGTCATCACCATATATTAATTCTGCAATATATTTAATTGGTCCTACTTCAGCTTCTATCTTGTCTTGTTGTAATTGTAAGGCAGATTTGGCCAATGATAGTTTACCAAGTTCATCTATAGCAGTTGTAATTGATAAGTTCAAAGCGTCACGCTCTGGTTTTTGTTTTTCTCTTTCTTTAAGGCCTCTTGTGACATATTCCATATCAATGTATTTGTCTAATGCCTTATCTAATGTATCAAGAGTATCCTCTGCTCGTTTGATAATTAATTCTTGTTGTACAATTTGTTTATCTATTAATTCAATTCTGATTTCATTACTAGATGTAGGTTGTACTTGGTCTAGGTGTGCCTTTGATAAGAAACCAAAGATACCCATACTTGTGATAAAAACTAAAACAATAACAGCAAATGTTAAGTATGCTTTTATTGATTGTGGTACTAGTTCGTTGCGCCAGTTATTATATAACCAGGAGGCGGCTACAAGTTTGCCGACCTCTAACGCACTACCCATAGCAATGATAGGTATTACTGCACCTGCGAATAAAGTAGCAAGACCCATAATAGAATAACCAGCGGCTATTACAGATATAGATATCGCACTTAAAAATGTTATTATTATTGTGAACACAATTAATCCTCGATTGTATTGATTTTATAGTCTTTTCTAATCTTCTTTATAATACCCTTGATTTTAGGAAAGTAATTTTTATCACTAGCATAAGCGTCAAGAGCCATTAATAAGACAAATGGGTCATTCTCGCCATTGTCTCTCAACTCTTGATATTTTCCAAAAGCTGTACCATTATTTAGTGTATTAATATAATGCAACACGGAATCACATTCATGTTCATATACTTTTACACCCCATTTTTTTGGTTTATTAGACGGCAACATATGTGGTTCTCGTAAATCATATGTTCTCATACCAAAGAGATTTCTTCCCTCTCTAGCAAACCTAGATGTTCCCCAACCACTTTCCAAAGCCGCCTGTGCTAATAGTAATTCTCTGTTTATTGGGAAAACATCTGTTGTTGTGTGATAGATATAATCTACACATTGATTTACATTGTCTAAAAATTGTTGATTACTTGTATGTTCAAAGTCAGGTAAGGTAAGAGTTATTACCTCATCTGCTTTAACTTCTACATTTAGGTTGTTTTTATGGGCATATGTTATGCCGGCTATACTCATTACAATCAACATGAAAGCGATTGTAGAAAACACCACCTTGGTGTTGTGCCAAAATAACTTCATACATTAGCCTCTCTTCCTAATAACCATGTATTCAAAACTGGTAATAATCTCCTCTGGCCTTTCGCCATATTCAGACCATGTACCTATCTTAATGTCTTGATTACGCTTTTGGAAGAAAGCCATCTGTGGGTATTTGTCGTGTATTTTAGCCATCTTTTTAAATATCTTTTCGGCTTGTTTTTCAGTATAATTGTTTACAACATCTGTATGCCAATTACCTGTATAATAAGTCATCTTATTAGATGTGCCATTACCAAACTGTTCTAGTTTTGCTGGAACACCGTCAATGATATGTTTAAGATGATGGTCTAGTTCTTTTGATTTTCTCATAATGTAGTCTCCTATTCACGGTTTATAAATCTGCAATTTTGAA